TATCGCCCCAACTCAGGCGGAGCGGTTGACTACGTTCTAGTCAAGCACTCCTCGGGTGGCACTAGCCGCCTCGGCTTTAAGTCCTCAGAGCAGGGTATCGTGTCGTTCTACGGTACGCAAAAGGACTTCATCTGGATGGACGAGCTTCCTCCTGCCGATATTTACTCAGAGTGCTACCTCCGTACGATGACTACCAACGGCATCATCTACGTGACGGCCACCCCCCTTGCTGGCTTGACTCCCCTTGTGTTGTCCTTCTACAACAACGCTGACTTCCTGCCCCGTGGGTCTGAAGTTCCGGGTATTGTCAAGCTCTCCCGAGAGGACGAGGAAGAGAAAGCCAAGGAGGCTCTGCGACGAGGCGAGATTGACCAGATCAAGAAGAACGAGAACGTCTCCAAAGCCGTGATTGTGGCGGGATGGGATGATGCCGTTTGGCTTACCGAAGACGCCAAGCGACGTATGCTCGATGCTACCCCTCCCCACTTGAAAGAGTCTCGCTCAAAGGGCCTCCCTTCGATGGGATCAGGTACGATCTACACCATCCCGCTTGAGGAAATCCTCGTCAAAGACTTTGACATCCCAGCTCACTGGAAGAAAGTAGCGGGAATGGACGTAGGCTGGAACAACACAGCTTCTATCTGGCTAGCTCAGAACCCTGACACCAAAGAGGTTGTGGTCTATTCTGAGTACAAGCGAGGCCAAGCTGAGCCTCTCATCCACGCAAGTGCGGTAAAAGGACGTGGAGATTGGATTCCTGTAGCTATTGACCCAGCTTCCCGAGGACGTTCTCAGGTAGACGGCAAACAGTTGTTCAATCTGTACCGAGAGCTAGGGGTAAAACTCTTCCCCGCAGACAATGCTGTTGAGGCAGGCATCTACCAAATCCAAGAGATGCTGGCTACGGGACGACTCAAGTTCTTCCGAAGCCTGTCTGAGCTGGCAAAAGAGTACGTTGTGTACCGCCGAGATCAAAAGGGTCGAGTCGTAAAGGAAAACGACCACCTTCTTGACGCACTCCGGTACGCAGTAATGGCCCTAAAGCACGCCCGCTCACAGCCAATCCCAACCAATAACTACCACGGAGGGTCTACAAACTATGGAAGCAGGTCCTATGACTGCTGACGCCGTGCTAGTCGCTGAGATTGAACTCTCCCCGGAACAGATGCAAGCCCTCCAAGAGGAGGCCGAGCGTCAAAACCAGCTTCGGGAACAGTCTCTCAGCAACCTAGCGCGGGAAATCGAGGATCGGTGGACCAAAGCCTCCTCAGATCGTAACCAAAAAGAGGAGCAATGGCGCAAGTCCATCAACCTCTTCCTCGGAAACCTAGCCGCAGAGAGGGGTGCTCGCAACAAGAACCCCAACATTGCGGGTAACGAAGGTGGAAAGGTACGACCTGACCACAATCTGGTCAAGATCAAGTGCACAACCGCTATTGCCCAGCTTTGGTCCCAGCAGTTTGCGGGTGGAGACAAGAACTGGGACATCGTTCCGAGTGCTCGTCCCGACGTTGACCCCGGAATGGCTGCCTCCGCAGCAGAACTCCTCGAAAAAGAGATCGAGGACCAGCTTACCGCCACCAAGTATGGCGACCGATGCCGAGATGCAATCAAGGATCGGGTGATCTACGGTACGGGTATCCTCAAAGGCCCGGTCCCCGCCATCCAAAAGAAGCGGATGTACGATATGGTGAGCGGTCCCAGTGGTCCGGTCGCTATTCCCCGCTTTGAGGCAGTCCCTCGCCCCGAGGTTTACCGCGTAGACCCGTGGATGTTCTACCCCGACCAGTCGGTTAACGACATTCGGGATGCCGAGTTCGCTATCGAAGTCCACCCGATGAACAAAACCCAGCTTCGTAAGCTGGCTATGTCCGAAGGGTTCATGGATGACGTGATCCTCAGCCTGTTGAAGCTTGGTCCTCAAGAGTACAACGAGGAATACTTCAACGATGTCACGGCACTCACCGATTCGGGCGAGAACTACCTCAAGAACAAGTACGCCGTCCTTGAATACCACGGCCCTATCTCAATAGACCAAGCCAAGATGCTCGGCCTAGAGCCCTCCTACGAGAGCCTAGACGAGACTTACATCGGTGAGGTGTGGGTGTGTATGGGCAAGGTCATCCGAGCCTCTCTGGAGGTCATTGACGGGGCTTACCAGCTACCGTACATGGCGTCGGTCTGGTTGAAAGACCCCAACTCCCCGTTCGGGTTTGGTCTTCCCCTTGAGATGGAGGATGCCCAGTGTCCGGTGGTCCTCAGATCGTCATTAACCGAGAGTACATCAAGCCGGTTAACAACGTCTGGGAAATCCAGCCTCACAAGATTTGGGAGTCTACCGATTCGACTCTCCAGAACATCGACCAAGCGTTCAAGTCGTACATCATCCCCAACGTCTCAGGCAATCTGAGTCCTCTTCTTGGTATGGCCCAACAATGGGCGATGGAAGAGTCTGGGATCAATGCTATTGCGGCAGGTATGGCGGCTCCCCAAGCGGGTGCTGATTCCGCCACCGGCCTCGCCATCATGCAACAGCAAGCCACGATTGTCACGGACATGCTCAACGTGGACTGGGATGATAACGTCACCCAAATCCTCATTGACCGTATGTACCATTGGAACATCCAGTACAACCTTCGTCCTGAGTTCCAAGGCTTTGACTTCGAGGTGGATGTCCGATCCTCGACCGAGCTTCGCAACAAGCAAATGCAAGTCAACAACCTTGAGAAGCTGTCGATTGAAGCAGGCCAGAATCCTCTTATGGCTGACTGGATCAACACTGACAAACTGACCGAGGCTCGCCTTGCCATGATGCGATTGCCGGATGTGGGCATTGTTCGCACCCCCCAAGAGTACGCTCAAGTCCAAGAACAGAAGGCCCAGCAGCCCCAGCCGCCTGACCCGAATATGGTCAAGCTGGAGATTGAAAACAATCGTGTCCAAATGGAACGCGAGCGCCTTGCCTTTGAGCGGGAGAAGTTCCAGTTTGAGAGTACCAAGCAGGCTGAACAACTCCGGCTTGAAGAGCTGGTACAGCTTGAGCAAATTGAAGCCCGTAAGTTCGACGCTCAGGCCCGTGTCACTCAGGCCCAGCTTGAACTCCAAGCGAAGATGGCTGAGCTTGCTATGCGCGATGAGCACAAGCGGGCAGAGATTTATGCAGACATGCAGAAGTCTCAAGCTACCATCAACGCCGACAAGTTCCTTGAGGGTATGAGGCAGAACGCACAGGCTCAAGACAGGCTATTGGCTGTTGAGGAGATGAAACTCAAAGCTGCCACCGGATCAGGTATTTAACAAATGGCCGAGAAGAGAGTAGAAAACGCTACCTTCTTCGTGGATAAAGAGTCCTCCAGTCTTCAATGGCTGGAGGCTCTCATCCTCGATAAACACACCAAAGCTGTCCAAGGTCTTATTCGGGCCACGGACGAAAAGGAATCCGACAAGATGCGGGGTCGTATCCTTCTTTGCTCTGAACTGCTGAAACACATCAGCGACATTTAACCCGCTATCCGTCCGCCCCAAGAGGCCGACCTAAATAGGAGATTACCAAGATGAGTCAAGACACAACTGTTGACACTTCAGAAGATCAGGTGTACAATTCGGACCAACTAGAGGCTGATCCTAACGAAGAGCTACAAGCCCGTTACATCGAAGCCCTAGAGAGTGGTGACAAAGACAAGATCGCCACTGTCGAGAACGAGATCAACGCCTTGTTCGGCAAGAAGCCCGCAGAACCCGAGGCCGAGGAAACCCCCCCGCCCCAGACTGAAGAGGCCAAACCGACCGAGCAAGCGACTTCAGTTACGGAAGAACCCGCCAAGGAAGGCGGTACTTCGGAGACGGAAGACTGGCTCGCTTCTCTTGACCCGAAAGTACGCGACCTAGTTCTCCAGCGTCTTGACCAAGAGCGCAAAGCGCGAGAGTACCACGAGCAGAAGTACAAGAGTGACATCGGGCGGATCACCGCTTACAAAGAGAAGTACGAGAACGAGCGCAAGGCTCGTGAACAGCTTGAGCACAAGCTAGCGTCCACCCCGGCTAACCCGCCCGCGTCGGACAACCGCACCCCCGCTCAGGTCAACTCGGACAACGCCAAGCTCAAGGCGCTAAACGAGCAGATTGGAAATCTCGAACGCACCGATCCAGAGTTGGCAACCTCTCTGAAGACGCTTCGAGACGCTTTCCTTGAAGAGATTGCTAACCGAGCAACTCCCACTCAGCCAGTTATTGACCCCTCCATTCTAGACTTCAAGCGCGAGTTCGAGCAGCAGAAGGCCGAACTGACGATTGAGCGGGAGCGGTACGAACTTGAGCGGCGAGTGCCGGGTGCTCTTCAAGTCATCGACTATGTTGACCAGCGAGGCTGGAGTCCTTGGCAAGAGTTCCTTACGACTCTTCCGCCCCAGTTCCAAGCTGCTGCCAACGAGCCTAGTGCCGACGCCTACGAGGCGCTCATGCGATTGTATGTCCCGTGGGCGGAACGGTACAACGCGGCTCACGGGTACACTCAGCCTAGTCCCAATAACGAACCACCCAAGAGTGCCCAGTCCGAGGTTGATCCTCGGGCGGCTCAGGTTCAAGCCAACCGTCAATCGAAGATGGTTTCCTCCACGGCAGCAGCCCCGGTCAAATCGAGTCCGCCTCCGGCGGGTCGAGGGGGTAACACCATTGAAGAACTCATCCAGAGCGCCGCTGGCCTTGACCCTGATTCTCCCGAGTACATGAAGATCATGGAAAGGGCTTACGCACTAGCTGAGAAGGGCGGACTCAAGTAACCCGCCCGATCAGTCCATCTTTAATCGAATCACGGAGGATTCATCCAAATGTCGAATCAGGGTTTTATTCAGTACGGTAGCGCCTCGCTCCAGCAGCGCGTCGATCTTTATGCCGTCCCCAAGGCGCTGGTCAATGCCCAGCCTTGGCTCATGCTGGAAAAGCTGGGTAGTCGTACCGACCTCCCGAAGAACAAGGGCGAGAACATCGTGTGGCAGCGCTTCGTGCCGTTCGATGTCCCGACCGATGCGATGGTTGAGGGCCAGACCCCGACCCCGCTGAACTTCCAGAAGGAAAACACCTCGAACCGCATCCGTAAGTTTGGTGCGTACGTTCAGATCACCGACCACTTCCAGCAGCTTCACTCGGATGTCAAGCTGTCCGACATGACCGAAGAGCTGGTCAAGCGTGCTGCGACTCAGAAGGAACTGCTGACTTGGGAAGCCATCCGTGGCGGTACTCAGGTCACGTACGCAGGTAC